TCCCCTGCTGACGGAAATGTAGAAGTGTCAATGACATTCGGCATTAACGGCAAGGGTGCAACAGGTGATGTAACTGTACCGACATCACAGCAGGATGATGGGCAGTACACATTCGTAGATACGCCAAAGACAGCATAATGCAAATGGGGAGAGGTTTAGGCTTCTCCCCTTATTTTTGCAGAAAGAGAGGACAGCATGAAATTTGAGATTGAGATGAACGGAACAATGTATGCCTTTAATTTCGGCATGGGATTCCTTAAAGCGATCAATTCAAGAGCAACAGAGAAAGTGCCTAATTCCAACTACTCTGTGAACGTAGGTGCTAAATACCTCATGGCGCAGGTCATGAGTGATGATGTAGAAGCCTTATGTGATGTACTGATGACAGCCAACAAGGGTGAGAACCCAAGGCTGACACAGAAAGAACTTGAATCATACATAGAGGATGAAGCTACAGACATTGAAGCACTCTTCAAGCAGGTGGTTGATTTTTTCGGCAAAGCCAATGCTACCAAGATGATATACAAGGAACTGAAAGAACTGGCAGAGATGGAAAAGAAGTAAGTTTTGAAGACTTGTATGACGAGGTGGCATTGAATTGTTTTAGATACTTTGGCTTTAAATCTCTTGATGAGGTTGATAAGTTGACGATCAAAGAATATGTGATGCTGTGCGAAGCTGAAAAGTACAAGCAGGTAGACAAGCAGAAAGACATAGCGTTGAATGCATGGCTTACTTTTGTGGCGAGTGCCAAGAAGAAAGTAGGCAAGAACCTCAAACCTGTCTACCCTACGTTTGAATCATTCTTTGATTACGCAAAGGAGATCCGCAAGCTGAAAGGCGAAAATATCAATGACCTCAAACAGAGATATAAAGATTTACAAGAAAGGCTAACAGGAAATGTCAGCACACACGATAGAAGCGATACTGACAGCTAAAGATCAGAATATGTCATCAACCTTTGATAAGGTCATGGGCAAGGCTGACTCCTTTGGGGCAAAACTGTCCAAGGGTCTTGGCTTTGGCGCATGGATGGCTATAGGTCAGAAAGCTGTCAATGGGGTTTTCAATTTAATAGGCTCATCTGTTGATGGTGCTGTGAAGAGATTTGACACCCTCAATCAATTCCCAAAGGTCATGCAGACACTTGGGTATGGCGCAGAAGAAGCTGAAGCATCCATAAACACTTTAGGCGAGGGCATCCAACATCTTCCGACAACCCTTGATGCGGTAGCGAATCAGACCAAGGGAATCGTGGCGGTAGTCGGTGACCTTGATAAAGCGACCAAACTGACATTGGCTTTAAATAACGCCATGACAGCAGGTGGTGCGTCAGCAGAACAGGCGCAGGGTGCAATCAATCAGTGGGTACAGGCAATGGCTAAAGGCAAGCCAGACCTACAGGATTGGAGAGCGTTGGTACAGACAGCACCTGCACAGATGAATCAGCTTGCTGAAGCTACGTTGGGCGCAGGTAAGACCCAGAATGACCTGTATGATGCCATGAAGAATGGCACTGTCACTATGGAAGAGGTCAATGACAAGATGATAGAACTGACCGAACAGGGCGGTGACGGGTTCGCATCTTGGGCAGAACAAGCCAAGAATGCAGGTGCAGGTATACAGATGTCCCTAACTAATGTTAGGGCAGGTATGCAGAGAAACATTGCCAATGTTGTCGATGCTATCAACAAGAAATTCGAAAAGTTTGGTGGCATTGCGGGCATCATCCAAGGCGTAGTGCCTGTGATTGACTTTTTAGGCACTGCGATCTCAAACGTGGCAAATGGCACTTGGAGTCTTGAAACAGTGATGTCTTTGGTGTTCGCCAAGATCGGAGCGAAAGCTGAAGAACTTATACCGATCGGCATGAGCATGGTTGGTAAGTTGGTAACAGGCATAGGCAATGCTCTGCCAAACATCATCAACAGCGGTATTGCGCTTGTATTGAGATTGGTTGAGGGAATCGGCACAGCCCTGCCACAGCTTATTGTCACAGGTCTGAACGCCATAACAAATGTTATACAGGGACTCACTAACGGGCAGGGAGCATTATCCAATAAAGCGGTGTCTATAGCAGGTAAAATCATTTCTGCATTTATCAAGGCTCTGCCACAGATACTTTCTGCAGGTGTAAAGCTGATGGTGGCACTGTTACAGGGCATCACAAAGGGCTTTGCTTCAATCCCAAGTGCGGTAGCTTCAAAAGCCAGACAGATCCCGCAGAAAATCAAGAGCGGTGCAGGTAATTTGGCGGGTATCGGTAGAGATTTGATTGCAGGTCTGTGGAATGGTATCAAATCCAAGTTTGACAGTGTAATAGCCAATGTCAAGGCTATGGCTTCAAGACTTCCTAAAGCGGTCAAGAAAGTTCTGGGTATCGGTTCTCCGTCAAGAGTATTCAGACAACTTGGTGAATGGACAGGTGAGGGCTTTGCTTTAGGTATCGAGTCAATGACAAAAGCCGTAGAACAGGCAACACTTGGTCTTGTTTCCATCCCATCAATGACGGGCATGGGCATGGCAGATTTGGCTTATGAGTACGGCACAACCGCAACGTATGAAGTGAATGTCCCACTGTATGTAAACGGCAGAGAATTCGCAAGGGCAACAGCATCAGACATGTCAAGTGCTATCAACGCTGTGGACACACGGAAGAGCAGATTGAGAGGTGTGAGATAGTGTACACATTCAGAGATACAACAGACTTTACACAATATACAAACCCTCTGCCAACTGAAGCGGTGTCTATCAACGGACAGTACCTTGAGAATGTGTTAGAGGGCTACAGAACCCTGTACACAAAGGGCAGAGAGTCACTTGGGGTAGAGTTAAATACTTATTCTGTAGGCACTGCGGATGGTGAGAAATTCAAGAACAAGCGTTACCCTGCAAGGGAGTTAACTGTGGGGTTTCAGCTTATCGCAGACACAGCAGAAGAATTCAGAGAGAAATTTACCAATCTGAACAACCTTTTATCACTTGATGAAGCAGACTTCATTTTCAATGATGAACAGGACAAATTCTTCAGTGGCTATCCGATAATGAACGCAGAAGTAGAAGCAGGGCAGAACTCTGTTAAGGGCGAGTGGAAAATCTACTGCGCTTACCCATTCAAAAGAAGCGTAGAGCCAATCACCAAAACGATGAGCGATGCGACAGTAACAGATACCACAGCGACATTCACCATAGACTACAACGGATCACAACCTGCAAGACCTGTGTTAAGGGCAAAGTTTGCAGGTAGCGGTGGTTCTTCTTCATCAGAGGATGGTGATTGTGGCTTTGTTGCATTTGTAGATCAAGAAGAAAACATCATCCAACTTGGCAACCCAGAAGTGTTAGACCTTGATGAGTACAACAAAGCAGAAAACCTCATCAACAAGGAATTCACTGACATAACAGGGTGGAACACTACAGGCGGTCACACATTCAAGGGAACTGTGACGGGTACTGTTTCAGCATCCAACGGAACGGACATCTATTGGAATGGTGGAAAAGGTCAGACACAGAGTTACGCTAAACCATCCTATGGTAGCGGTAGCGGTCTGCATGGATCAATACTGTGGCAACACACAGCGGGTGCGGTTGACTTCACTATGGACATCGTACACCGAACTTGCGTGAACCACACGAATGAAACAGGCGTATTTGAGTGTGGCGCGTATGATGAAGACGGCACAATGACAGCGGGCTTTGTTCTGGACAAGTCATCCAACGGAACACAGGGCATAGTCAGATACATTGTGAACGGGACGCAGGTAGGCACAGACAAAATAGATTTAGCTTACTACAATACTCATTTCGGTTATTGCAGAAGAACCAATGTCTATGTCAAACAGACCTATCAAGCAAAAGAAGTCACCAAAGTTCGTGTAAAGGTCAGAAAGAACAAGTACACAACCAAGTCGCAGGTGAAGTGGGTGACCAAAACACGAAACGTATTCAAGGGCTACAACTACACACAGAGCAATCTGAATTCTTCAATACAGAAGCAGGGTGCATATGTTTATTTCAACGTAGGCAACTTACCTATGAGAACATTCAATGTGCCAGACGTAGCGCAGAAGATTTCAGTAGATGCATCATGCTTCATGGGAACATACGGCACACAGATGCACACCAACATGGTGCATTCGCTTCTGTTCAGAAAAGAAGTGGGCATAGCGTTTTCTGAACAGCCTAACGTATTCACAGCAGGTGATGTAGTAGAAGCAGATTGCAATGAAGCCACAGTATACATCTACAGGAACGGGTCTATAGGCGGTCATCTTGAACCGCAGTATGGCGCATTGGGAAATGATTGGGAAGATTTCGCACTCGTTTCTGGAACTAATGTCATACAGGTCACATGGTCTGATTGGGTGAACCCAACATACAAACCGCAGATAGAGATTGAGTATAACGAGGTGTTCATATGATTGTTTATTTCGCAGATAGGAATTTGGACATCCTTGGCAACGCATCAACAAAATTACCAGACGGATTCAGAATAAGCGATGACCTCACCACAGAAGAGATAGACACAGGAGTTAATACATTCTCCTGTGTCATTTCTTATACGCAAGATGACAGAGCAGATTTAGAGCCAATGGTGGCAGAGGGCAACTACATCCTCAAGCAATCAAAGAAGTCTGATGATTATGACTCTGTGTACCAGATCATTGAAGTGGAATGCGACACCGAAGCACAGGAGTATCAGATTTATGCAGAGGATGCGGGATTAGACCTGCTGAACACCTTATGCCCTGCGGTCACACTTACAGGCACTATAGGCTCAATGATCCAATACTTTCTGCCATCTGATTGGTCTATCAATCTGATGGACGTACCGACAACCTCAAAGACCAACACATGGGATGGGGAATCAACCTGCACAGAACGGCTTCTGTCAGTAGCAAATCTGTGGGGCTGTGAAATCTACTACTCGTTCGTTATTGAGGGCTTACAGGTCAAAGAAAGAGTAGTCAATGTAATTGAGAAAAGGGGCAACCAAGAAGCGATCCCACAGTTACGGCTGAACTACGATTTAAAGAAAATCTATTGGAAAAAGTCTATTGCGAATTTAGTCACAGCCATAAAGGTAACAGGCGGGACACCACAGGATTCAAACACACCTATAAACCTTGTCA